TGGTATTGAAGCTAACGCACTACAAATTGCAGCTATTGCAGGTGGTGGAGCAGCTTTATCAGTAATCAAAACATTCGCTAAGAAAAAAATTAGTTAATAATAGATTTTGTCACCCCTTTGTAGTAAACTGTCAATGACAGGGCAAAGGAGGACAGATGTCCAATAAAAATATACCTGAAGAATGGGGTAATAACTTCTACAAATCAGGTTGGCAACCAGGTCTGGAAGTCAATGAACAGACAGGCATGGGAGAAATCACACATGTTGGAACAGACCCTAACTATAGGAAAAAGTTCGACCAAATACTAGAAGGTTGGGGTTTTGACCCTAAAATCTACGAAATAGAAGGCTCTGTACGAGCTAGTTCATGGAACGCACAGTTAAAAGGTGGACAAACTACTACTTTTTATGCGTTTAAAGGCATTGTAAAGAAGAAAAGACCTGGACATGATAAGTATTTCCAACAATTATTCAAACAAGCAAGTAAAAAACCAACATTAAAACCTAAAACTTATGGTGGTGATACTGCTTTCTTATTTTTTATGGCTGATTGGCAGTTAGGTAAGAAAGATTATGGCGTTGAGAATACCCTTAAACGCTACGAGGTTGCCCTACAAGACGCAGTAAATAGAATTAAGGAACTGCGTAAGGTAGGTGTCCAAATAGATGAAATATATATGATAGGACTAGGTGACCTTACTGAAAACTGTTATGGCTTTTATGACAGTCAACCATTTAACATTGAACTGACAATGATAGAGCAATATGCGTTGGCTAGGTCATTAATTATGAAAACAGTAGATACTTTTCTACCACACGCAGACAAACTTGTACTAGCAGGAGCACCAGGTAATCATGGTGAGGCTTCTAGGTCACAAAAAGGTCAGGTTGTTACTAATAGATTAGATAACACAGATACAATGCACTTACAGATATGTGGTGAGATTATGAAAGCTAATCCTGAACGCTATAAAAAGGTTACAGTAGAAGTTCCTGAAGGTTTCCATCAAGTTATGGACATCAAAGGCATAACTTGTGGTTGGACACATGGACACATGACTTCAGGTGGAGGCAGCAATCCTGAAACTAAGATAGAAAATTGGTGGAAAGGTCAGATGTATGGCTTTCTTCCTGCAGGTGAGTGTCAAATCTTAATCACAGGTCACTATCATCACTTTCGTAGTAAGCAACAGGGTGATAGAACTTGGTTTCAATCACCTAGTTTAGATAAGTCCATAGACTTTACTGCTAGAAGTGGTATGTGGTCGCACCCTGGTGTACTTACATTTACTGTTAATGAAAAAGGTTGGGACAACTTAAAGATATTATAAAGGTAATATCTTGTATCTTTTTTCTTGACCTTTGAAGTCTTTTTCGTGGTAAGTGTGATGTTCTTTAATGCTATCCCACATCTCTAATACTTCATCAAATGAATACCACTTGACCTCTTTGGTTTTTATATTGACATAAGTTATACCAACTTTAACTTCAGGATAATCTTTTGCTCTGTCGTATAACTCTCGTAGCTTTACCATATCAGAGAACTTTATCTTCTTTGTACCTTTTACCTCTGTCAAGTACAACTTATCTCTCCTGTTAAAGATGTAATCAGGCACAGTTATGATGTCTGTATAGTACCAAAAGAAATCAATACTATGTTCCCATGGGCTAGTTGCTGCTTTTAACCAGTCCTTTTGTTTCACTAGCCCTAATCCTGTAAGGTGTTGTTCAAAAATATCCTCTGCTTTTTTCCCAACACCACCTTCTACCCTGTCGTTGTACTCCATATCGCTGAATTCCATTACTCTTCTTCCTCTTGTGTGTTTGTAAGTATTTGTATGTTAGGAAGTATTGCAAGTAGTTGCTGTTGTCCAGTAGGTAACAATATACTTTTACCCATAAACAAAGGAACTTCTTTGTCGTTTCTTCTATTTAATAGTTCTGCAATCAACATACCCTCTGTTGCTTTGCTTAACATTACATCAATCATTTTTTCTCCTTTTATTTAGCCCCATTGTTCTGCCATAGCTTTAGCTATTCCAGGAAATGTAGCACTTCTTACTTTCCATCTATCTTTTTTAGGAAGTAAATATGTATCATAGTGTAGTTTATTGAACCTGTTACCTTTTTCAGTAGTAATCCAAATAGGTTCAACTATATTAGTAGGTTTTAATGGTTGTAAATTTTTCAACCATAAACAAGTTGTCTTAGCAGTTTCGTGTCCATATTGATAAGGTTGTATTATTTGTGTAGGTTTTTTAATTCTAGTGCTAATAACACTTACAGGATTTTCAACAGCTATTTTATTAATAGGTGCATCTAATAACAACTGCACAAAGTCCAATGCTTCTTGTTGATACTTTCTTCTATTAGGGTGCATTGGGTGTGGTCTGCGTTCTTCGTAAGATAAATGTTTATCTTCTGGGTGGTAATACCATCTAGCACCACTTACTGATAAATATGTACAAGGTGGGTGGGCAATCATCATATCCCAACCATCATTTAAAATATCTGTAACATCTCCTTGATAATGTTCACCTAAATCACTATCACTAGGCAGCAAATCACAACTTATAGCTTCGTGTCCTTGTTTTATAAAAGCATCTCTTACTACACCAGAATATTCACAAGCAACCAATACTTTCATCTTCTCTTTCCTCTCTTTCTAAAATCAACCCATATCTCGTAATCAAAATGGTAGCTTACTTGTGTCATTTCCTTGCTCAACTTCTTTAAGTAAGGCGTGACATACTCTCCATTCCCATTCGTATGGGTTGCTTTCATTAGTTAACTTATACCTTTGTCCACAGTAAAGATTTCCCTTACTGTCTGTGTACCTGACTTTATCTTTGCTTTTACATAAGACTGGTGCTTTGCACTCCCTATCAGGTACAGGAGGTACATCAAAATTGTAGTTAGGATACCTCTTCTGTAATTTCTCTTTAAGTTTCTTAACATTAAAGATTTCCCCTGCACTTTCTAAATCCATTCTGTTGGTAGGTCTTCGTTACCTATCCACCAACCTTTACCACAACCATCATTCTCACCATAGTTGCTACATGCAAAGTCAGGTATCTTAGAAAACTTAGGGTCTGATTTCTTCTCTCTGTTGTCTTCAACATTCCCAGTTTGTTTACAACTTGGGCAAGTCTTAACAGTATCGTTATCAAATACAACATCAATGATGTCCTCATCTTCTAAGAATACTTCTACTCTGTTTAAGAACTTGTCCATATCTTTGCTAGTCCAGTTATCAACATCTTCGTTAACCTCTGTATTCTCAACCATATCTTTATAGACTTTGGTCTTAACTTCTTTCATCTTCTTCTCATTAGGTATCATCTCTTTTAAGATGTCATTAAGTTGGTCACCAACAGATTTTTTGTTTGCACCAATATCCTCTGCAAATTTCTCTGCACTATCATTGGTAATCTGTGCAACTTCTTTTTTACTAGGAGTTTTAGGTGTATCTTCTTTTACTACCTTACTCATCTCCTCTGCACTTGGTCTTGGTTTATTACTACCTTGATACTTCCAATTAGCTAACGCTCTACCAATAGCAGATGTTTCGCAGTTCTCTACCCACGCATCTGTGTTAGCAAAACCACCTTGACCTTTTGTTTCTTGTGCTATACCTGTAGATATTGGATTAGTGTCGCTTTCATCTTTATATATAAAAGCTCTGATTGTTACACAACTACCATCATCAGTTTCGTGTACAACTTCTGTGAAAATACGACCATTTGGATTGTCTTTCCAGAATACTTTTAATCTCTCTTCTACTGTTTCATAATTTTCTAAGTTAAATTTAGCCATTATTCCTCCTCTGCTTTGGTTATTGCGTACACTCTTTGGCGTGTAATTTTAAGCAATTCCCCTATTTTTATCATTGACATTCCATTTTGGTATGCCTCTCTGACAAATTTCTGTCTTAGTTCTAGTAGATTATCTAAGCTCTGCTGCTTATAATCTATCTGTTGTTGTATGTTTTCTAATTTAGTTTCCATATCACTCACGCTCTGCCTCCTCATCAAAGTATTCGTAAATGTCCTGTTGTAATTCATCTATTCTATCAACAAATGAATTGTCTAGCTTAATGTATTTAAAAGGGAAGTTGTCGTACAACCACCACAACACTAAGCCTATTGTCAATAATGTAGCTATGCTTATAATTGTCACTGCAAATATAAGCACATAGATATAATATTCCATATTCAGTTCCTCCTATTTTGTTTTAACTATTTACTGCAATCAATCTAACTACGAAAGCATCTTTGTGGTCGTTGTCTTTCAACTCTCTAACCTTAACTTGTGCCTCGTGTAGAGTATCAAAGTCAAACTCCATACTCCCACCATAGATTGATGTACTTAGTACCTTATACATAGTCTCCTTATGTACATATCTACTGTCAGTTTAACACATATTGTCATGTTAAGTGGTGTTAAATTAATTACTTCCATCTTCTGCTACCTCATAGCAATTATCACATAAAGGTCTATCACCTGTACTAATGTATGGCTCATCATCTTGTACAACTACATGAGTAGTCATCATGCATCTAAATATATAAAGCATTATTCTTCCCTTACTTCTGCTATTGAAAACACTTGCATATTTAATGACTTGTGTATGTGATTTAACAT